TAAAAAATCATTGTTAAAAGTAATTGGGGAATTTAAGGCTTTAGAGAATTCTATTGATTCTATTGGCTCAAGCAGGCCGGGTGGTTCACGAGTTGAATTTGAACCAGACTTTTCCGAAGCCTACGAACTGCTTGCGGAAATAGGCACCAGGGGTTCATTTACTTCTCCAGTATTTCCGGTTTTAAAAAAACAGGTACAGGCAATGAATGCTGCAAACTTCGCAACAAACGGATTGCCTGTTGGTGGCTGGAAACCACTTGATGCAAAGTATGCTGCATGGAAATCAATACGTTTTCCAGGTGCCCCAACAATGGTTAGGACTGGCGCATTGATGGAGTCACTGACCATAACACCATTAGTTCAAAATGAAACAGCAACATCTTTTGAAATTGGCACAGCAATACCTTACGCAAGATTTCACCAAACTGGAACTTTTAAAATGCCAAAAAGACAAGTTGTTTACGAACCAGTTGGTTTTGCTGAATTTGCAAGTGGGATAGTTGCTAACTATGTTGCCGGTATAAGCAAGGTTCCTGGTGTCTGATGCCTGCAGAAGTTATGTATGGACCACAGTATGCAAAGCAGTTCGTTAACGAATATTTGATATCCGAGATGCCTACTAGGCTGAATCGTTATAGGAACTCATGGAATCTCAGCACAAGTGAGCTTCCGGATATAGAGGATATATTTGCCTATGAACCATTGGCTATGGACAAATGGCCAACAATAATAACTGTTGCATTGTCAACAAAGTCTTTAGCTCGTACTGGATTCAGCTCAACAAACAATCCTGAATACAATGTTATTTACGCAATGCGCACATATGTGTGGGCACGTAGCGACGGCGCTCAAGACACCACCCTGATGAGAGACAGGCTCACTACGGTTGTTAGGTCTTCTCTGATGGACCATCCATGCTTGCAAAGGTCAAACCCAGAGAGAGAAGCATTAATCGAAGAATCCTCGATTAATGAAGAGTACTCCGAATTAACCCTACTAAAAGGCGACAGATATCTTGCTGGTGCATATATTTCTTATGATTTGAGAATTGAAGAAACGATAGAAAGAGACAATCTGGGTGTGGTTTCAGAAATTGACCTTGAATGGCAAAGTCCTTCAAGTTGGTATCTAAATGAGTAATTTTGAAGAATTGGGCGAGGAATACCCGGTTTTGCCACAAAGATTTGCTGGAATGATTCAGGTAAAAAACATATCTGGACGGACTGTGGTGGCAGACTCTGAGGGCAACTACATGTCTCCTGACTCCTACGCGGCAGTTAACCCATTTGATATTACGGTAATCAAGCAGATATCTAAGGGCATTTTCCAATTAATCGAATTTTCGGTGGACGATAGCGATTTCTCCCTAAGGGTTGTCGTCAACAAAATACTAAAAAAACAAAAAAATAAACCAGAAAGTATTTTTTCGGGCGGGCGGTCTCCTCATGGGAAATGTTGTCCGACACGCTAATATATATAGGTAGCTTAGAAATAAAGTTTGTAAAAATGAGTTGCCAAAAAGGTTCTACTATGGTGGTATCATCGCTATGGTTAAAGAACTTAAGAAATTCTAGGCAAAAACCAAAGGAGTAACAAATGGCGGGCATCGTACTCACCACGGCAGTAAGAACAGGTTCGGTAGCTACTACTGCTTCACCTACATCGACTTTGTTTCTAGCTGGTGTAACCGAAAAAGGTCCAGAGGGTGATGCAAAGTTAATCACCAGTCTTTCCGATTACAACGCAATATACGGCGGATACACATCTTCTGGTTATGTGCACGAATCAGTACAAATGTTCTTTGAAGAAGGTGGCTCACGAGCCTATATTTCAAGAGTAATCCCATCTGATGCAACAAGTGCATCCTGTGCAGTTCCAGGTACCTCTGGAACATCCATAACCCTGATTGCTTCGGGCGAAGGCACATGGCCGCACTCGGGAGTTCTTGAAGTAGAAGTCACCCAACCAACAGCAGGAACAAATGCCAGGGTTCGTATTTTCTCAGACGATGACCTTGTCTACTCAACTCCAACCTGCACAACAAGAGCTGAGTTGGTTGATGAAATCAACAATAGTACAGTTGCGGCCCTATATGTAACAGCTGTGGCTGGAGCAAACAATACGCTTCCAGCAGTAGTTACGTCCGCATCTAGATTGGTATTCACCTCAGGAAGCGACGGAACTACGGTCACAGACGCAAACGTCTTAACCGCCATTGATGCTTTCATCCCAACACTTGGACCTGGTGCTGTAGCAGCTCCCGGATTTTACACACAAACTGTTTATGAGGCATTGATTGCCCACGCAAAAACAAACAATAGAATTGCTTTGCTTGGTTTTGACAAAGACGACACGGTTAACGATGTTTTGAGCGTAACTTCAACCTACGAAGATAGCGATGGTGCCGAAAGCGCCGCATGGTTCTATCCTTGGGTAAAAATCCCAAGAGGCAATTTGACAATTTCTGTTCCCTGCGAAGCCTATGTTGCTGCCAAGAGAGCTGCAGTGCACAACCTGCTTGGCTCATGGAACGCGTATGCAGGCATCAAGAGTGTTGCACGTTTTGCAACTGGAGTTCAGACAACAATTTCATCAACTCAGTCTGATGCTTTGAACCTTGTCTATATCAACCCAATTAGAATTATTGCCGGAACTGTAAGAATTTATGGTGCACGTTCAGCTTCGTCAGATACAGACAACTTTAGATATATTAACGCCAGAGAAACACTCAATGATATAGTTAATCAAGCCCAGATGGGGCTTGAATCACTTGTGTTCTCGGTGATTGACGGCAGAGGAAGTTTGTTCGGCGAGGTTGCAGCCGTGCTAATCAATGTGCTTGACCCAATTGCAAAATCTGGTGGACTGTTTGCGTTGTATGACGGAAACGGAAAACTTATTGACTCTGGTTACACAGTTCAGGTCAATGACGCAATCAACCCAATTTCACAGCTTGCCACGGGAGTGGTTAAAGCTAAGGTCGGCGCAAGAGTGTCAAGCATAGGTGACACTATTGAAGTCGAAATCACAAAATCAAACCTTACAGCTTCGCTAGGTTAAACGGAGGAAAATTATAATGTCTAAACATTCCCAGCGTCAAATATTGGCAAAAATTTCACCGGTTCTTCCAACGGTCCATCCAGAACTTACTGGATATTTTGCCCAAGTTTCGGGTGGGGAGATAACCGCCGCCGTAGAAAAAATCTATGTCGGTGGAGAGAAGTTTCCTGAACTACTTTGTGCCCCATCCGAAGTCGGAGACATTACTCTAACCAAGCACTGGGATGATTTGGAGAGGGGAACCTTGAATAAGCTTCGCCAGTTTGTTGGTGTAGCTTTTTATAATGTGACTATTTTTTATCTAAACTGTGATGTTTCTTCGGGTAAGCCTGACAGGGCATACGCAAACTGCCTCTTGGTCGGCATGACAGAGCCAGATGGAGACTCTTCTTCTGGTGCTCCAGCAACATTTGCGCTCACGTTCTCAGTGAACAAGGGTCCTGCAGATGTCGCTCTTGATACTTACTCGTTCGCATAAAAACACATCTGCCACTAGGCATTGGGCGTGTGCTAGATTTTGGGCATGACAGAAAAATCAGCTCCTAAAGAAATTCAAGAAGAAACTATACTCAATCAATTAAAGTCCGTTATTGCCAAAAAGGTGGAGCGGGCAGAAGTTTTTATTGAGGTTCCAGAACGCCCAGGCGTTAAGTTGCTCGTCAGTCCAAATGTCACCCAGCAGCAAATGAGGGCGTGGCAGAAACAGTGTGGCGGAGATTCCCCGAAGGGAATGGATGCAACAAAGTTTGCTTGTACTGTTGTGGGTCAAACCACAAAAGGCGTGTTTTTAAACGGCGAAGAAGTTCTTGATGATGGATGGCCATGCACATTTGGTTCATCCATAATCCTAGCCATGACAGAAACAACAAAAGCGGTTCCAGACGCAGTTCAGAAATTTTTTGGCTTGGATGCTCATGCTGAGGCAGCAGCCCTTGCAATCATTGAAGCTTGTGGCTTTGGCGACACAATAACCGCGGAGGCTACAGAAAACCCTACGAAGCGGTCATAGAGGAACTTTCCGAAGACCCTCGAGTGGCCGCAGCAGCCAGGCTTGGCGAACTGTGGGGAACAGACCCAATCGTAATACTTAACTCGGAACCAGATGAGTGGTTGATTAGGTATGCGTGCGCAAAAGTAATTGAGGCAGACCGTAAACGTGCGGAGAGCGAATCACGCTAAACTAGGTGTGTCCTCCTATTGTTATTCTGAGGTAATCCGTGGCTGACGCACGCGCAACAATCAAAATAAATGTAACCACAAGCAAGAAAGATTTTGCGTCTGCGCTTGCACAGGTGAACGCACTTAATGGCGCAATGGGCGATGGTTCAACAAATTCTAATAAATTTAGCAAGTCTCTAAATAAGACAAGTTCCTCTTTTGCGTCTTACTCCGGTGGAGCAGTGGGTGCGGCTAGAGCAACAAAGAATTTCAACAACCAAACGATGACATCAACCAAACTCTTGGGTTTTTTGAACAAATCCACAAGAGCACTATTTTGGACTGTTATTGCGTTGGGCATAGAATTTGTAATAACAGCTGCAACATTGGCATCGGTTAATGCGTTATATACACTTGGAAGATTAACGGTTAAGGCGTATCAGGCTTCCCTAGGGTTACTCGCCGGAGCACTTGCGTCGGTTACTGCGGCGATTGGAATAGGACTAGCTGCATTTCAGGAATACCAAGCAGCAATGACGGCATTTAGTTACAAGGGAGTTAGCGACCTTGGTGATGGAATGGAACAGTCGTCAAGCGCAATGAGGAATTTTGCGAAAGATACTTCTCTTGCGACAATGGGTGTTGTTGCATTGAGTCAAGCCTATACAGCAATGGCAAAACAGGCACCGGTTGGAGCCGCTCAAAGAAAAGCACTTTCTGGGGCACTTGATTTTACGACTACTGCAGAAGACCCTAAAAAAGCATTCCAAAGCCTTTCTCAGTTCATTGGTCTGGTAACAAAAGCAAAAAAGGTTGATTCAAAAGCTACAGCAGCCGCTCAGGCTGTTAGTCCTGAGTTTGCAAAAGCTGTTGCCGGGCAAAAAAACAAATCATCAAGCTCGATACTTGCAGCTCTTTCGAGTGGGCAACTGGCCAGCAGTGCAGGTGTGGGCGGAAACTACAAGATGCAAGAAACACTTGTTGGTCAGTTCCAGATGTTTATGACGGATATAGTTGTTCAACTAACCGATTTTGGTAGAAAACTTTTAGAACCAGCAAAAGATGTTCTTGAGTCTTTTTATAAAAATTTTAGAAATATGTTTAGAAGAACTGAAGGAATAATAAGCGGTTTTGCAACAGGAACAATGTTGCCCGGTTTAATAACAATTGGAAACACAATTGAAAATTTTGCCGTAAAACTCCTAAGGGAATATTTGCCCAAAATAAGCGGCGGAGCCAACTGGCTAAGAAAAACGTTTTTTGACCTTAGGGCATCTTTTGCGCAATTTGCTAATTCTTTGGATAAATTTAGAGCTGGTTCAAAAATAATAATTGATACATTTGCCGGACCAATACTTGCAATATTTAAAGGGTTTGGCAGAAATGCCGAACAACTTGGGTATCTTGCGGAAGACAACAAAGAACAGTTCTTAAAATGGGGAAATGCTCTTGAGGGTTTGATATTCTCATTTTTTGATTTCTTTGCTGCAATGAAAGTGGCATTTACGGAAGCTCTTCCCGTGCTAACTCAAGTCGTAAACGGCATAGCGGCACTAGTTCGTGGACTATCTGCGGTTATTGGTCTTACCGGGAAACTTGGTGGAGGCGGTGGAAAGAGTGGCACCACTGATGCTGGAATGGGTCCTATTTTATCCTCCGCAGTAACAATGGGTTTGTTGTATGCGGGTATCAAGGGTAGACGTCGTTACAGAGGACGCGGTGGAATCGGTGCAAAGACAGGACCTTCCACTGCGAGTAAATATGGGTATCAGCAAGCCGCCTTATATCAACCACTATCACAATCATTATTTGGAGAATTTGGTTTTGGCTCAGCCAGAACTAGAATTACCGATGCGTTTACATCTGGAAGAAGTTTTAGAACAAAAATGTCGGGAGGAATTACAGCCGCTATGAGCGGTAATCCTTTGTCTGTTTCAAATCAGGGGGCAATTACGGCAACCGAAATGTACAGAACTCAAACTGGTAGAAATAAAAATACCGGAATGACCAAAGCAATGAAAGGAATGTTTGACCCATTTACCGGAAAAGAAATAACCACTAAAACGGAACTAAGAGCAGCAAAAGCCGCAAGAAAATCTTTAAGCAAGCTCACATATAAACAACTAGCAAAAGCTGCAAGAACTGGGGAGCTGGGGGACTTGAGTACCAGAGCTTCTGGACCCGGTTATCAAGACGCAATGAGTGGTATCACAAACCCACTTACTGGAAAAACCGTAACTGGCAGACAAGCAGCAGTTTTTGGTATGAAACAAAAATTTGGCGGTGCAATGGCGGGCAGGACTGAGGCTATTCAGGCTGGGTTAAGAGGGTCTTTTACTCCTGGTCTTGGCATGCTTGGTTCGATGGTTACGGCTTCTGGTGTTACTTCAAGAATAGGGAACGACACGGCTCGAGCTGGAGTTGACATGGGTCTTGCTGGTTCGTATTTTGGCAAAAGGGGAGCGATGATAGGCGCTGGTGCCGGCGTACTTTCAAAGACAACTAATTACGCAGCTGGAGCAATAGCTGGTGGTGTTACTGGTGCACAAATTTCCACAATGCTTACGGCTGGATTGCCACCTCAGGCTCAAGCAATTGGAAAAGCTTTGGGCTTTGCAATAGGAACTGCAGTCGGAATATTTACAGTTCAATCAAGAAGGAAAAAAATTGCTCAAGGTATTGCTGACGATATGGTTAGGGCAACAGGGGCAAAATCCATTGAAGCGCTTCTTAACGAC